AAACACTGTTTACTATTGCTTCACCTGTTCTGTTATCTATTTTACAAGTAATTGGAGTTTCTGTTGCGGCAACACCTTCTGCAACGGAACCAAAGTCTCCATATGAATTGTTTCCGTTAGTTGCTCTAACTTTACCACCGTTTGTTGCTAGATAACCAATGTGATTGTAGTATGTAAACACAGATACAAGTTCTGATTTACCGTCACCGTTTACCCAGAATCCAATACCGTTGTCAATAATTTGCGTAAAGTCATTTGCAACAACAGATTTGTTTCCACCGTTGTGTAAATCTCCGTCTACTTTTAAACCAATTGCACCTGAACCAAATGTAGATACATTTTGTACATAACAAGATTTATTTGTGATCCATGTAGTTGCATCTGTTGGACCTGTACCTGGATCAAGGGAAACAAACGCACCGCCAGTTGGTCTTCTTGTTCCGTATTCATTAACATCACCTAAAGTTCCTGATAAACCTTGCAATGTCATGTTTCTTATTCCAGAACCATTGTTAACCAAAAACATATTTTGCGTTTCAAAGCCTGTTGCTGGTCTTACATTTGTACTTCTTAATTCATCTCCAACAAGTGCAGTATCTCTTGGCACTTTAATTGGAAGTTGTTCTTCATAAAATCCTGTTTTAATAAACACAGTTGCTGGTGTTCTTGTACTTGGTGATTCTTGAATATATTCACAAGCATATTTTATTGAGGCAAATGGAGCACTAGGAAGTAGCCCATTATCTGGAGTGTCTGCACCTTTAGGAGACACATAATATACATTTGCTGTTCTTTCAAAATCTCCCCAACCTGGAAAACCTGTTGCTGAAACTTTTGAAATTTGTCCTGGCGTTCCAATACCAATTCTTAATCTTGTAGAATCATCATTTTGTGTTTTTAAGTCACCTGGATATTCTAAGACGTTACCTGGTGCACCTTGTGCCAATAGTACCCAATAAGGACCAACGTTTTCTGATTCTAAGTCTAGTGGTGGTTTAGCATCTGATGAATTAGCCATGTGCTTGTCAATACAAGCCCAAAGTGTTCCTGCAACTGTTACAACATCACCTGGATAATATTCAACTGCTCCTGCCGACGTGGCTTCAGTCCAAGGACCTTTCCAACGTTTTCCAGTTACTAATAATTGCCACGGGAAAGGATCATCAGAACCTGGATCATAAACTGATTCTGTATCTGGTCCTAAGTTTTCATTATCTCTTACAGCAATGTATAAGTTACCACCTGCAAGTACAACATCTCCAGTTTTATATGGAACTGGCTCGTCTACTCCATTGTTTTCAACTGTGCCAATCCATTCACCTCTGTAATTGTAACCTGGAAATACAAGTTCCCAATTTCCTGTGCTATCTGTTACTGCTGGTTTACTAGCAACGTTTGATTGTAATGCAACGTAAGAGTAACCACCGTAAAGTACAATGTCACCTTTTTGATAGTATTGTGTGTCTAACCATTGTGTTTCATATTCTAATCCTGGAACGTACAGTGAAAATTTTGTTTCATCTAAATTTGGTCCAAATGCAAAGTGTGAAGTTGTTACTTTCCACAAACCTGGAGACCATTTTACAATTTCATTTTTCTTGTAGTGTGTATATTGAGCAAAAGCAGTTTTATATTCAATACCTTCTAAAGCAGTTTCCCATCTTGCCGCGTCAGTTTCTAAACCAAATGTTACTGTTGCTTCTGCCGTTCCTGCCACACTTATGGCTGTAATTGCTCCTGTTCCATCAACTGTCGTAATTGTAATTGTACAATCATTAGTTGAGTCTGCACCATTTAAGTTAGATCCTAATACTGTAAATGTTTCTGCTTGGACATATCCTGAACCAGCAGTTAAAATTTTACCATAATAGTTTCCACCATCTCTGTAAAGTTCGAATGTTGCGTTTGTTCCGCCTGTTGGATTGTTCACATTGTCTTGGTTATAAGTGTTTGTTGGATTTGTGTACACAATGTTAGGTGTACTGATGTGTGATCCAATTGCTCTGTATAAGATACCACCGTATCTTGCTATATCATCAATGTAGTAGTGTGTGTTTGGTGCCCACTCACCTCTGTAATTATCTGACTGCGAATAGAATTCCCATTTTTCTGCATCAAATTCTAAACCAGCATCAGCATTTTGTGATTGGTGTGATGTTAAACATTTGTAAACTGTACCACCATAGATTACTGTGTCATCTACATTGTAAAGTGTGTTAGGAAGCCAAACACTTGTCCAGTTTTCACCTCTTGCAAAGTATACCCATTTAAGTTCATCACCTAAAATTCCATCATTAGCACTTGTATTAGAAGTGTGTCCTTCAATACATTTGTAAATTACTCCACCTAATTTTACAAGGTCACCTATTCTATAGAATGTTGCCGCTTTCCATTCGCCAGTCCAAGACTGACCATCCATCATCTGCACCCATCTTGGTGTAGAATTATTCAAATCATTGTAGAAATTAGCATCTGCTTGGTGTACTTCGATACAAACATATACTTTTGCACCGTAACGAATCACATCATCTTTTACGTAATTGGTTGCTGAATTCCAATCACCTCTGTATCTAAAACGTATCCTATCTAGTTTAAATTCTGCCATAGACTTCTATTACCTGTATTTATTATTCCTCGTATGTGTGCGATTCATTCACTTTTAGAACTAATTCGCCCTGTTCGTTAATATAGTAGAATACATTTCTACCATCCCATCTAAATTGTTCATACACTAGATTTTCAAAAACTTTCTTGTGTTCTGTATCTTTTCCATCAAAAAAGTCCTGTCCTCTACTAAAATCATTGTAATTTTGACTTGGAGCACCTGGTTTATTAACAATTACACCGTCTTCTAACTCTAATAAATCGGCTTTAACAAGATACAAAGTGCCTTGATCAGTTCTTCTTAAGCCGTAAAAATAACGAGCATTACCAAGTGACTGTTGTAAATCTTCTATTCCAATTCCAAAAGTTTCAGACATCTAAACCTTTTACTCCTTATGCTACAATATTAATTGTGTTACCCATGTTTTGGTGATTTGTACATTGGTAATACAACGTTGATGGAGCATTCATCGGCACAGTAAATGTAATTGCACCACTGTTTGCACCATTGTTTGTTACACCAGACGAATATGCAGAGCCGTTGAAACCTGTTCTAATTTCAAATGGATGATTTCCGCCTGAGTTGTTAATAAAAATATATGTGTGTCCTCTTGACAAATATAATGTTGGATCATTTGTTCCTGATACAAAACCTGGACCTTCAAACACATAGTCAGAAGCACCATTTGCCGTTACTTCCCATCTTATAACTGGACCGTTTTGTGCTACCCAACCTGTGCCATTGTAGTAAAGTACGTCACCAACTGTTGGACTTGAAACTGTTACGTCAGTTAATGCACCAAGTGTTGTTGCACCACCGCCACCACTTGCGGCATCTTGGAAAGTAAAGTTACCAGCACCATCAGTGGTTAGTACCTGATCTGCATTACCATCAGCAATTCCTAAGTCTTGTAGTTCTGAAGGAATAGATGGTTTGTTAGACAAATTATTGTAATTTAAGAAATATGTGCTGTCTAATCCATCTAAAGTATCTGCATCTGTTGATCCACCACCCGCTGTTGCGTCATTGGCAGGAACCCAATTATTTCCGTTCCATTTTAATACTTGTCCTGCTGTAGGAGCCACTGTGACTGTATCTACATCTGATAAATCATTTACACTACCTGGTGATGCAGTAAAAGTAAGTCCATTACTTTGTGCATTTACTTTTACAAAATAATTTGAATTACCTGTAAAACTTGATGGTGTATCAGTTAAACCTAAGAAGTCTGTTGCACCTTGGTTTCCACCGCCACCGCCACCTGCTTGTACAGTTCCAGGTTTCCAAGTAGCATTACCATTGTCCCAAACTAATGCTTGTCCATCTTGTGGAGCCGCAGTAGTAACATCAACATCTGCAAGTAAACCAATTGACTTATTTGTGTCAAGTAGTTTTACCCAAGCACCTGCGTGAGCGTAGTAGGAAGCGTTCTCACCGTGTACATGAGCAAACATACCATGGTATGTTGACGGACTTGGCAAATCAGCCAATGCATTGTATAAAAAAGTTACTTTGTTTGAACCTGTTACATTTAACAAGCCATTTTCTATTAAGGTAATTTGTGTACCATTTCCTAAAGTTGTATATAACTCTTGGAAGTTATTATTAATTTTCGACGCACCTTGCCTTAATGTGTCACCTTGACCATCATTAGGTAGGATACCGTCATTTATAAGTTGTCGTGCCATTTTTCCTACTACTCCTATCCTCTATCAAATGTTATGTCACTGTCGTCAAATGTGTATGCTTCTTTGTCAAAAGTAAATGGTGATATGACTGAATCTACACTTTCAGAAACGTCAGGGTATGTTACCACACCTTCACCTTTTTTACTGTTAACTCTCACGCACAGTTCGCCGTCATCGTTTATAAAATAATCCAGATTGACATCGTCCCATCTGAATTGTTCGTATCTTAAATTCAAGAAAACTTTTTCATGATTAAGATCACGCCCTTCAAAGAAATCATATCCTTGATCAAACTCGGTAAAATCATTTGCCGCCGCTCCAGGATTGTTCACTTGAATACTGTCATTACGAGCCAATTGGTCAACTCTACCAAGGTACAACATACCTTCGTCTGTACGATATAATCCATAGAAGTATCTGTCTTTGATTCCTTCTTTCAAATATACGTTTACACTTTGACCAACACTCTGTGTCATCTTATGTTATCTCCACAAAACTTGCAACAACATCCAAAGAATCATTAATGTTTGCTGTGCAAAATAATTGATTGTTTTCTGCAACAATAAGTTTTTCACCTGCATTCAAAACTCTTAAACTTGAATTAGGTGCTATAAAACAATCTTTAATAATAAAACCTTCTACTGATGTTGTATCTTTTAAAGTTACACTTGCTCTTACTACTGAATCAGTTAAGTTTGCAAGACTTAATCCAACAAAAGTTGTATTAGTTCCAGGATCTGCTGTGTATAATTCAACAGGAACAGTTCCTATGTTTTTGATTATTGTGTTTTTAAATGCCGTTGCCATCTCAAATCTTATCCATATGTTAATGCAATTTTAATTGCAATTTCTGTTGCGTCAAGAATACTAACTGCTCCAGAACTTCCAGCAATTGATCCCCAACTAGTACCATCATACAACTCAACCCTTTGGTCATTTGTGTTGT